TACGTTCTTACCTTCCCCTCCGGTGGCTAGTATGTGGTTATGGTTTAAAGAGTACGTTTACCAGGTAACGATTGCATTGGACCAAAGCATCAATACCCTGCTTAGTGGTTCAGCCGACGAGACGATGAGTAGCCGGTGTTACCGACTCGACCATATCCCGACATACCGAATACTGGAAGCTGTAGTGAACGTGGTCTTCTACCCGTTCCAGGGTCCGGACCATTGCAAGCACGCCTACGAGAAAGAGGTACTGGGCCGCCAGCTACCGACCAAGTTTTATGACCTGGCTATCGAGATGAACTTGCAATACGACAAGGACAAGCTCGGACCCAACATCGTGCTACCGCAATGAGCATATTAAGCGACGAAATAGATGACGATCCGTTAGGCAAGGGTTACGCGGCATTGTTGCCGGGTCAACCTGGGCACGTGGTCGATTTGCTGAACGCCGTTACTGAAACGAAAGTGAAAACTCGCATGATCACCGCCCGGGGAATTCTCTCGGACTACCCCGGCGGCCCGACCGGCGCGGCTACCGTTCTCGATAAGCTGGACACAGCGGCACCGGGCATTCCAGCGTTGAAGTGGGCGTGGGCATTTATCAAAGGCGAAGGGTTGGACATTGGCCACGCGGCAACACAGGGGATGCTGGATACGCTAGCAACGGCAGGCATTATCACGGCAACAGAGGCCACAAATTTGAAAGCACTGGCAATACAGCCCGCATCTCGCGCCGAAGTTCTCGGGCTTCCCCCGGTCACCGAAGAAATGCTGAGGAATAGATAATGGCAACATTCACACCAACAGTCGGAACGCGCACGAGCCTTGCTTTTAATGGCACGGATTTATCTACGCTGGCATCCGGAACCTATGTCCGGAATACCACAGCTTATCCTTGTAACACGAACGACCCGATGGATGTCATTGTTGAAGTCGACGTGGCAACGACCAATACACCATCCGGCAATAAAAGAGTGGTTGTCTATATATCCGAATCCCTGGACGGAACGAATTTCCGGTCCGGACCTACTAGCGGGACAACTACGACGCGCGCGGTAAATCTCAGAACCCTGGGTATCGTTCCGGTCACTACTGCGTCTACCACCGAGATAGGAACATTTTCAGTATTGTCTGCGCTTGGGTACATACCGTATAGTTTTTACATCATCATATTCAACGACTTGGGTGTCGCTCTGACATCCGGTACTGTCTATACCTCGGAGATCGCCGGCGTAGCGGCGTAAACCATGGCAGCGATAGTACTGCCAAAAAAGAGGGTTGCACAGCCGCTTAGAAGTACAGGATTAGACCTATCCTTCCCCGCGCTCAGCGGTGTATCCGCGTCGATAATCACGTTCGGCAATGCTGAAGGCTGGCTGAACAACGCGGCAATACCACATCTCGGATCCACGATTGGATACCCCACCCTAAACGGTACGCTTGCATCCGGAACTACCGATGCAGGAAACGCCCTTGTATTTGACGGCACCAGCACGTACGTAGACTACGGCACCGCCAACATCCCCACTGTGGAATTTACCTTGCTATGGGGCGGCGTGTTTGATGCCAATGATAGCCCGCGCGGGTTCATTGATTGCACGAACAACGGCGTGTCCGGATGGAATATCTACCAGGGCGGCGGGAGTACGATGTACTTCAATAACTCATCGTATCCCGCGGGCAACCCTTCGACCGGCTGGGTAGCGGGTCAGTTCTTCCACGGAGCACTGCGCAATAAGGGCGGGGTGTCGTGTGATTGGTTCCGTGACGGCGCCAAGATATATACAGGGACTGGGGTAAGCCCAACGGCGCCAACACTGCCCCTATGGATCGGGCGGCTGAAAGTCGGCGGGCTGCCTTATCTGAAAGCCCGTTTCAGCTATTTGTACCTTCTGGACAAGTATCTGGACGACGAGTTGATAGCGCGTATTGCGATAAACCCATACGTAATCTTTGCACCACAAAGATACGTCTTTGCCTTCGGTGATGGGGCGACGGGGCCAACGAATTACACGCAATCAGTAGGCGGCATTCTCACCCCTTCGGGAAGCCTTGCCAAACAAACAGCAAAAATATTCCTGGGTTCGGCAACGGCGGCCGGTTCACTCTTCAAGCAGACCGCGAAGAACTATTCCGGATCCACAACCCCAGCCGGGGCTATCACGAAGCAAGCCGGCAAGGCGCTCGCAGGTAGCAGCACGGCGACCGGTGCAATAGCCAAGCAAACCAGTAAACCCCTGGCCGGGTCCAGCACCGCGGCGGGCGCACTCAGCAGGCAGACGGCCAAATCATTCGCGGGAAGCAGCACGCCAACCGGTGCCGCCAGCACCATGATTCTATTCACCGCAGCGGTAGCCGGTTCGATCACGGTAGCTGGTGCCCTGTCCCGTATGACGCTGAAAGCCTTAACCGGTTCGAGCACATTGACCGGCGCCATAAGCAAGATGACATCGAAGGGGTTGAGCGCCTCTATTTTAGTTTCGGGGGCATTATCTAAATTAACGAGGATCGCTATTTCAGGTTCCGTAACTATCACCGGCGAACTGTTCGAAACTTACCAGGTACTTAAATCACTGGCCGGCAGCATCAAGCCTACCGGCGCCGTCACCGCGCTGTATATCGCGTTCGTGGCCGGGGTTCTCAAGTTGTTAACGATGATGGGGGTAGGGCAATGATGTGCGAAATGATCAATTTAATCTTTTTCGCGGTAGGTGCATTTACAGGCATGGCGTTGACGTGGGCAATTTTCCACTATGCAGATCAACGATATTAACAACTTGATATTTTAATGGTTTGTAACTAATATCGACGGATGTTACAAGATATACTAGAACGTTTCACTACCATGTCCACTTCCGAAAAAAGGGAAGTGAATAAGGTAGCAGCGCAAGTTACAGCGGGCATGGTGTGGGTACCCAACCCCGGACCGCAAACCGAAGCCTACTTCAGTGAAGCCGACGAACTGTTCTACGGCGGCCAGGCGGGGGGAGGGAAGACGGACCTTGAACTGGGGCTCGCGCTGACAGCGCATAAACGCTCGCTGGTGCTGCGGCGCACGAACAAGGAAGTGCTGGGCCTGGTGGAACGCATGAGCGGGATACTCGGCTCGCGGGACGGGTTCAATAGCCAGTCAGGAATGTGGCGCCGGCCCGATGACCGGGTTATCGATCTCGGCGGCGTTCAGCTTGAAGAAGACAAGCAGAAATACAAGGGAATACCTCATGACCTTATTTGCTTTGATGAAGTCTCCGACTTCACTGAATCCCAATACACCTTCATATTGGCCTGGAACCGCTCCGCTATTCCCGGTCAGCGATGCCGGGTGGTTGCCGCCGGTAACCCGCCTACCCGTCCCGAAGGGTTGTGGGTACTACGCCGCTGGGCCGCATGGCTCGATCCGACCCATCACAACCCCGCCCAGCCCGGTGAATTGCGTTGGTACACATCCGACACCGAAGGGCGGGAAGTAGAGGTAGACGGTCGCGGACCGCATGAGATAGACGGGCAACAGGTATACGCAAGGTCGCGGACATTTATTCCGGCGACCCTACAGGATAACCCCGACTTGATGGCGACGGACTATCAAGCCAGTTTGGACAGTTTGAGCGGTGCGGAGCGCGCAGCGTACCGGGATGGCAACTTCGGGGCGGCATTGCAGGACGATGCGATGCAAACGATCCCGACGGCCTGGATACGGGAAGCACAAGCAAGATGGACGAGTACCCCGCCGGTCGGCATACCGATGTGCGCGATGGGCGTGGACATAGCCCAAGGCGGCAAAGACAACATGGTGATAGCTATCCGATATGACGGATGGTACGCCCCGCTGATCAAGATTCCGGGCAAGCAAGTACCGGACGGGTTGACGGCGTCGGGGCTGATAGTAGCGAAACGCAGGGATAACGCCAAAGTTATAGTGGACCTGGGCGGCGGATGGGGCGGTGATACCGTCATGCACCTGAAAGACAACAGTATCGATGCGGTCGGGTACATGGGAGTAAAGCCTTCATTGCGGCGATCGGTAGATAGGAATCTGTCTTTCTTCAATGTGCGAACAGAAGCGTACTGGCGGTTCCGGGAAGCACTCGATCCATCACAGCCCCAAGGCTCTACCATCGCCTTGCCGCAGAGTCCTACGCTGGTAGCCGATTTGTGCGCGCCCACCTACCAGATTATCGGCAGCGCGGTAGGCGGAAAGGTGAAGATCGAGTCGAAAGAAGACGTATGCAAGCGGCTAGGCCGGTCGACGGATGAAGGCGATGCAGTGGTCATGGCCTGGTTCGACGGGATGCAAGGATCAAATGTAAAGGGCGGATGGAAGAACTTCGGCGCCAACCGCACACCGCAAGTAGTAATGAAGAGACACCGAACATAAGGAGGTAAGCCATGGCCGCAATGTTTTCCAAACCCAAAGTACCTACGATTCTCGCCCCGGTAGTTGTCCCCGAAGCGGATACCGACACTCTCGCCAAGGCAAAGAAAAAGGCAATGACGAGCAGCATAGCATCTAGCGGACGGTCCAGCACCGTTCTAGCACCTAGCGACAAGCTCGGAGCCGGCTAACATGGCCCCGGTAATACCGGTCATGGCAGCCATCGGCACCGCTATAGCTGAAGCGGGAGCCGCCGCGGCGTCGGCGGTAGGGTTAAGCGGCGGAGCAGCGGCGGCGGGAACAGCGGCCAGCACAGCATTTACCGGTATAGCAGGAGCCGGTGCCGCAGGAGCCGGTGCCGCAGGAGCAGCGGCGGGCGCCACTGCGGCAGGATTGACTGTAGGGGAGATGGCGGCATTGGGGCTTACTGCAGCAGGAGTCGGCGCCACGATGTTGAGTTCGGCGCCTACGTTCAAGGTTCCCGATATCACGCCAGCGAACACCATGCCGGTACAGGATAGCGACGCCATCATGGAAACGCGCCGTAAGGCCATGGTAGCGCAGCAACAACGGCAAGGCCGGGCGAGCACCATGCTTTCACAAAATAACGACGCCCTGGGGGGTTGATGAGCGCAGAACAACTAATCAAGCAGGGCGGGCAGTTATTTGATAAGCGCAGCGAGTTGCTGTCCCTATGGCAACGGATAGCGGAGAACTTTTACCCCGAACGGGCAGACTTCACCGTGACCCGCAATTTGGGGTTTGAGTTTGGGGATTGGCTGAGTACCAGCTACCCGCTTATAGCTCGCCGGGATTTGGGTAATGCGTTCGGTACGATGCTGCGGCCCACGTCAAAGAACTGGTTTCATATCCGCACGAAAGACCGATGGGAAGAACTCGGCACCGAAGCGCGCACCTGGCTGGAAATGGCGGAGAACCGCCAACGCCGTGCGATGTATGCCAGTGGTACCCAGTTCTCCCGCGCTACCAAAGAAGGCGACCACGATTTCGCCGCCTTCGGTCAGACGGTCATTCAGACGTCGTTGAACTCCCATGGTAACGGGCTCCTGTACCGGTGCTGGCACCTGCGCGACGTTGCCTGGATGGAAGACGAGAACGGCAATATAGGGACGGTGTACCGCAAATGGAAACCCACGGTAGCCGACCTCATGCGGTTGTTCCCCCGCACCGTGCACGACAACGTAGCGAAGAAGATGGACAAGGAGCCATACAGCGAGATCGAGGTATGGCACTGCATGGTCCCGGCCGACGGCTACCACCCGGACGGCAAGAAATTCAATACGCCCTTCATCTCTATTTATCTTGATGTCACGAACAAGCACAAGATGGAAGAAGTAGGAGCGTTCAACACCGGATACGTCATACCCCGCTGGCAGACGGTCAGCGGCTCGCAATACGCATACTCTCCCGCTACTGTGGTCGCCATGGCCGACGCGCGCTTGATCCAGGCGATGACAGGGGTACTACTGGAAGCCGGAGAGAAGGCCGTCAGCCCGCCCATGGTAGCTGTACAAGGGGCATTGCGCTCGGACTTGAACATACTCGCCGGCGGCGTTACCTGGGTCGATATGGAGTACGACGAACGACTCGGTGAAGTGCTGCGGCCGCTGACTCAGGACAAGTCCGGCATACCGTTGGGGCTTGAGATGTCGCAGGACACCAGGCAAATGATTGCCGAAGCCTTCTACCTGAACAAGATATCCCTACCCGCCCCGGACAACAGCATGACGGCCTACGAGGTAGGGCAGCGAGTACAGGAATACATCCGCCAGGCCATGCCGCTGTTCGAGCCCATGGAACCCCAGTATAACGGCCCGCTGTGCGAGAACACGTTCGATCTCATGTTCCGGGCCGGGGTATTCGGTTCACCCTTTGACATGCCCGAAGAACTGCGCGGCGCCGATATTCAGTTCACTTTCGAATCACCGTTGCATGATGCGGTAGAGCGCGAGAAAGGACAGCGGTTACTGGAAGCTGTATCGCTGATATCCCAAGCAGCACCCTTGGATAAGACCGCGGTTTACCTGCTCGACACCAAAACCGCCTTGCGTGACACCATGCAAGGTACCGGGGTGCCGAACAAGTGGATCCGGCCGGAAGCCGTTGTCGAACAACTCGGGCAGCAAGCGCAACAGCAACAACAAACCGCTGAACTCCTGGCGCAAATGCAAGCCGGGGCCGGCGTGGCGAAGACCTTATCCGAAGCCAACACGCCGACCGGCGGCGGGCAACCCGGGTTAGGGTTGGGGGTAGCCGCACCATGAGCGCGAAGAAAGCACAACAGAAAGATGTGTTCCTGCCGGTTGAATACGATCTCCCGGCGGTGGCCGCCTTGCAAGCCGTCATGGCCGGGGAAGCCACACCGGACCAGCAACAGCGCGCGATGACCTGGATCATTTACACCGCATGCGGCACCTACGATCTCGACTACCGCACCGAACCCCGCGACCACGCATTCGCCAGCGGACGGCGGTTCGTCGGGTTGCAGATCGTTAAATTGATGAAACTGAACAAGGCAATTCTGAAGGAGAAGGAATGACGACGATAGCATGGGATGGGAAGACGCTGGCTGGGGATAAACAGACCACCATGGGCGATACGCCAGTACTGACCACGAAAGTATTTAGCCTGGGAGGAATACTCATAGGTGCGTGCGGGAATACATGCGATTGTCAGGCATTTGTGAAATGGGCAAAGGAGGGTTCCGACGATCGTCCGGATTTTACCGACTTTACAGGAATGATAATTCATCCTGACGGAACAATAAATTTATACGACGAAGAGCCAAACATAACAACTTTTTCACGTGATAAGTGGGCTATCGGATCCGGGGCGAGATTTGCGCTAGGAGCGATGGCCCACGGGGCTACCGCAGCGGAAGCGGTAGAGATAGCTTCCCAACTCGATGTATACACCGGCCTAGGAATCGATACAGTAAGTTTTTCATAACAAGGAGTTAACCAATGGTAGACACAGTAGAAGAGGTAGCAACCGAAGACACAACCACGACGGCCGATACCACGACCATCGAGAATACGGCGGCGGGTACGGTAATTACCGATACCACAAAAAGCGTACCAGAACCCAAACCCGAAGCCCTGGACTGGGCTTCGATCCGTACCAAGATGGCCGGTAGCGACGAGAAGTTGCTAAAGCAACTGTCACGTTACGGAACACTGGACGAAGCGGTTAAAGCCGGCATAGAAGCACAGAAAAAGCTCGCCGCTACCCGTTCCGTGGCCAAGCCCGGCCCTGATTCCACGCCCGAAGAACTGGCGGCTTACCGGGCAGCGAACGGCATACCGGAATCCCCGGACAAATACGAAGTCGCCCTACCCAACGGCATTGTAGTCGGGGACGACGACAAGCCGTTCCTGGATGCCTTCCTGAATACTGCGCACGGGCTGAACCTCACCCCTGAACAGGTAAACAGCCTAGCGGCGACACAATTGGAACTGAAGGAAAAAGAAGTCCAGGCTCGCGCCCTGCGGGATCTCGAAAGCAAAGAGAAAGCAGCGGAAGAATTGCGCAGCCCGGATGTATGGGGCTCGGAAGTAAAGCTGAATGTGAACCTGATCACTGGCTGGCTGGACAGCGCACCGGAAGGCGTCAAAGAACAATTGCTGGGCGCACGGTTGGCCGACGGCACGCCTTTGGGCAATCACGTACCCACGCTCAAATGGATGGCGTCACAGGCACGTGAGATCAATCCTATGGCTACGGTAGTACCCGGTTCCGGCAGCAATGCGCAGCAAGCCCTGGAAGGCGAACTGGATAATATCAAGAAATTGATGGCCGATCACAAGAGCGATTACTGGAAGGGACCGAAAGCCGCGAAGATGCAAGCCCGGTTCCGCGAACTGGTGGAAGTGCAACAGCGAATCGCAAATAAGTAACGGGATAAATAACTGCCCTTCGGGGCAGTTTTTACTTGATATTTTAAAACTCGTAAGGTAACTTATACAGTAATACCATTTGTAGGCACCACAGAAGGTAAGAACCGACCCCGAAAGGGACACCCGGATACGACCGGAAAGGACACCCCGAAAAATCGGTAATGAAGAAGTTTTCATTAATCTATTTTAGGGAGTCCAATCATGGCTCAATCCGCCGCACAAATACAATACCGCCAGGAATTCATCGCTGGCTTCGAACAACGCCAAACCCTGCTCCGCGATACCGTCACCACAGAAGCGGTAATCAAGGGCAATCAAGCTACTTTCCTTGTTGCCGACACCGGCGGCGCAATCGCCGTTACCCGCGGTCTTAATGGTCTGATTCCTGCCCGCGCGAACAACAACACCCAGTTGACCGCCACGTTGACGGAATGGCACGACCTGGTACGCAATACCAATTTCAACATCTTCCAGTCGCAAGGCGACCAGCGCGCGATCATGCAGCAAGGCACGATGGCGGTTATTAACCGCAAGATCGACCAGGACATCATCGGCGAACTGAGCACCGCTACGCAGGATACCGGCGCCGCAGCTACCGCCAGCCTGACCCTGGCGAATTACGGGCTGACCGTGTTGTTGAACAACAACGTTCAACTGGATAACAACATTTTCGGCCTGATCACCCCGGCTTTCCGTGCGTACCTGTTGTCCGCTTCGGTCCAGTTCGCAAGCCGCGACTACATCTCCGACGAGAAATTCCGCAGCATGCCGAATACCTTCTCCTGGCTCGGCGTTAACTGGATCGTTCACGCCAGCCTTCCCGGTGTAGGCACCAATGCGGAGAAATGCTTCATGTACCACCGCAGCGCGATCGGCCACGCCGTCGACGCATCCGGTATCGATGCCGAGATCGGCTACGACGGCGAACAGGCTTACTCGTGGGCCCGGGCTAGCGGGCATATGGGATCAAAGCTCCTGCAAAACAGCGGCGTAGTGGTAATCAACCACGACGGTTCCGGCTTCGCACCGCAGTAATCCGAGAGGCGCCCTTAACCGGGCGCCCGGTCAACCCATTCTGTAAGGAGTAACAACATGGCATACGATTCTTCGAAACTGAACTTGATTTCCCTTGCCCCTCTCGCGGTCGGTTCGCGCTTGTGGAACCACGAATCCGCCGACGCCGGTGCAACCGTTGACACGACGGGCTTCATTACGGACGGCGGAAACCGGGGCATGAAAGTAGGCGATATCCTCATGCACCGCAACACCAGCACCAACATCGTTACATCGCATTTGGTGGTAACGGTAAGTTCCACCGCGCCCGGTGCCGTTAACTTGAGCGATACAACGACGATTGTAAGTGGCACGAACACCGACTAAAAGTAATTGATATTTTAACAGAAATAGTGCTACCATTGGCGAGCGTAGAAATATGCTCGCCCTTTTTAATACAGGAGCACTATAAATGTCGATAACTAACAGCCGGGTGAAAGACGCTGCATACGTCCGTAACATATTCTCAGCCACACCCGAAATAGGCACCAAGTACGAAGACGTACTCAAACCCGAATACTGGTCCCATGTCGCCGCATCCTTCCACCCTACCGACCGCATCGAAGTGCTGTCCGAAGACGGATCCTGGTTCGCCGAACTGTTCGTCGTATCATGCGGCCGTAACTGGGCCAAGGTATGCGAACTGCGTTTCGTTGAACTCAGTGAAAGCGCGGCCACCGAAGTACAAGCCAAGCATTTCGTGAAGTGGCGCGGACAGTTGCATCAACACGCCGTTGTTCGCGCATCCGACAAAGAAGTAATCAAGCAGAATTTCGCGACCGCGGCGGATGCGAAGAAATGGATGGATGACTACGAAGCGAACGTCGTAAAGGCATAACGTGGCCTCACAATTGTCGATCTACCAGGACGCACTTGGACACATCGGGGAACGGCTTCTCGCGTCTCTGACAGAGAACACCGAACCCCGACGTATTCTCGATCAAATGTGGCCGGGGGCTCGCCAGTACTGCCTGGAACATGCGCACTGGAAGTTCGCGCAGCGCACATCGAAGATCACTTACAGCGGCACCGTTACCCCCGCCTTCGGTTTTACCCGTGCATTCGAAAAGCCTACCGACCTGGTGAAACTGTCCAAGCTGTGCGGGGATGAGTATTTCAGCATCCCCCTGGTGAATGTCGTCGAAGAGAACGGATTTTGGTTTACCAACATAGACGATATCTATGTTAGTTACGTGTCCAGTGATTCGGCCTACGGGTACGACTACTCCTTGTGGCCGGAAACCTTCACCCTTTACGTGAGCCTGTACCTGGCTTCCCGCATCGCGCCCCGGCTGCGCCCCACCCTGGATACCCGCGCCATTCTCCTGCAACTGGACCGCGCGCGCGAAGATGCGCAAGCGAAAGACGCCATGCAAGGCCCTACGCAGTTCCTTCCACAAGGGGCATGGGTAACCGCAAGAAATAACGGCCGGTCATGGAACCGCGGATCGAGAACAAATCTTTATGGCTGATGATGTCGTCCTCGCATTCAACCGCGGAGTAGTCAGCCCGCTTGCTCTTGCTCGTGTGGATATCAAGCGCGTGGCGATGTCCGCGGAAGAGCAATGCAACTGGATGCCCCGCACTCTCGGGCCGATGTCATTTCGCCCCGGGCTCGGGTACATCGGTAACACAAAGAGCAACGCGGCCGCCCGGTTCATCCCGTTCGTATTTTCCACCACTGATAAAGCCCTGGTAGAACTTACCGACTCGGTAATGCGCGTGTGGATAGGCGATGCCCTTGTTACCCGTTCGGCGGTCAGTACAGTAGTTTCCAATGGCAGTTTCACATCCAATTTAACCAGCTGGACAGATAGCGACGAAGTGGGTGCGACATCGGCCTGGGCGGCTGGTGGCTTTATGTCCTTACTCGGGGACGGTACCAACGCGGCCATACGCGAACAAGCCCTTACCATATCCGCGGCAGATCAAAACGTAGAACACGCCCTGAACATCTCCATATATAGCGGGCAGATTTACCTGCGGGTTGGCAGTACATCCGGCGGGGACGACTACGTGACGGAAACCCAGCTATCGAAAGGAGTGCATTCCATCGCTTTCACGCCGACCGGCGGTACGGCCTATGTGCGGTTCTTCAGCCGCGCCAACTACCCGATGTACGTGGACTCCTGCAATATCGCATCGTCGGGGGTAATGGAACTGTCTACTGACATAACGAGCGACCTTTTTAACAACATCCGTACCGCCCAATCCGGCGACGTGGTATTCATGGCTTGCGGCTTGACGCACCGGCCTATGAGAATAGAAAGGCGATCCACGAATTCGTGGTCGATTGTCGATTATGTGTACAGTAATGGCCCTTTCCGGGCGTTGAACATAACCCCTATATCCATAGCGACTTCTAACCTGAGCGGACCGGTGACGCTGACGGCGTCCGCCGCGCTATTCAAGTCGTCCAACGTTGGCGGCCTATTCAAGATAGCATCGCTGGGGCAAAAAGCACTCGCCACCTTGAGCGCAGCGGATACCTACACCAATGCCATCCGGGTGACGGGGGTAGGGGGATCGAGGTATATGTGGTATGTTATTTCTGGCACCTGGTCAGGTACCGTGACGCTGCAGCGGTCGGTGGGCGCGGTCGGCGCTTGGACGGACGTAAACAGTTACACCACCAATCAAGCCGGGATATCCTACGGCGACGGATTCGACAACCAGATCATTTATTACCGGCTCGGGTTCAAACCCGGCAACTATACTTCCGGAAGCGCGACCTGCGATATATCCATTTCGTCAGGATCGATAACCGGCATCGCTCGGGTCACCGGGTACACCAGCCCCACTTCGGTCAGTGCGGAAGTGCTGCAGGATTTCGGCTACACCACGGCCAGCCGGGACTGGTCCGAAAGCTCATGGTCCGACCGCCGCGGATACCCCTCTGCTTTGTGCTTCTTCGGCGGCCGTTTGTGGTGGGCGGGGAGAGACAAAACATGGGGCTCGGTAGTGGACGGGTTCGATAATTTCGACGAGGACTATGTAGGTGACGCCGGCCCGATAAACCGGTCCATAGGCTCCGGTCCGGTCGACTCGATCAACTGGCTATTACCCCTGCAAACGATGACCCTGGGCGCGCAAGGCGCAGAGTTCCTTTGCCGGTCTACTTCCCTGGAAGAACCCCTTACCCCTACTAATTTCAACCTGCGGGAAGCCACGACTTTCGGCTCGGGCAACGTGGAAGCGGCGAAGATCGATTCTGGCGGCGTGTTCGTGGACCGTACAGGCTCCCGGCTTCTGGAAGTGGTGACGGACTCCGCCACGCTTCAGACGCAAGAACTCACCGTCATAAACCCCGATATCTGCTTGCCCGGCATTGTTCGCATCGGCATACAGCGGCGCCCGGATACCCGCGTCCACCTGGTACGCTCGGACGGTACCGTAGTCGTGTTGGTGTTCGATCGTGCGGAGGATGTTAAGTGCCTTTGCACCGTGGAAACCGACGGACTGGTGGAAGACTGCGTGGTTCTTCCTGGGGTGCCGGAGGACCAGGTTTATTACGTCGTAAAACGCACGATAAACGGTTCTACTGTCCGGTTCCTCGAGCGGTGGGCGTTGTTGTCGGAATCCGTAGGCGGCACCGCCAACAAGATGGCCGACGCCTTCGTGGTCTACGATGGCGTATCCACTACCACGATTACCGGACTTGACCACCTGGAAGGGGAGATTGTTTGCTGTTGGGCGAACGGCAAGGATCAGAATACTTACATAGTTTCCGGCGGCACGATCACTTTACCGGAAGCCACAACCTACGCGGTCACCGGTTTGGTGTATGAGGGCCGGTTCAACTCGGCAAAACTCGGGGTTTCCGTGTTCGGGCCGAATGCGTTGAATATGTCGAAGCGGATAGCGAGTGTATCTCTTCTCCTGGCGAACACACATTACCAGGGGTTGCAGTATGGGCAGGACGCCGATCACCTGGATGAATTGCCGCAAGTGGAAGATGGAGCCGTGACCGACGCGGACACGATATGGACGAATTACGACCAGCAACCCGTAACGGTTAACGGCTCCTTCCAGTCTCCCGACACTCGGCTTTACCTTAAAGCGACGGCACCACGGCCCGCTACCGTGCTTGCTGCGGTTATCGAATTGGACAGGGGAAGGTGATAGAGATACGAACAGCAACCCAAAAGGATGCGGAAGCATTTTACGGTAAGAAGCCGCTGAAATCGATGCGCGCGTATGTTGCTGTTTTGGATGGGGAACCGATAGGAATAGGCGGGGTTTTCAGGGAACAACATATGCACGTGGCGTTCTCGGAAATGAAACCGGAAATGCGCAAGTTCCCGAAAGATATAGTACGCGGATACTACAAGATATTTGAAATAATACAGCAGTATAATATTGTTTACGCTATTGCCAACAAACAAGAGAATAACGCAAGGAAACTTATTACGCGATTGGGTTTCCGGCTAGTTGAAATAAATAGCGAGGGGGAGGAGGTTTACGTATGGCACAACTAGCCGCACCAGTAGCGATAGGGGGTTCTCTCCTAAGCGCGTTCGGATCGCTTACCGAAGGCAAGCAACAATATTCAGCCGCCAAATACCAGGCGGCCCAGCTTCAACAAAACGCCGGACAGGTCGAAGCCGCAGGGCAGCGGAACGCCGCCAACCAGCTACGCCAATCCGAACTGCTCCAATCCCGCGCGCTGGCCGTAGCCGGGGCAAGCGGCGCCGGTGCGGTCGATCCCACAGTCCTGCGAATCATAGCGGGCATAGCCGGGGAAGGACAACTCGCAGCCAGCACCGCGCAATTCAACGCAAGCGAAGCCGCACGCGGCATGCGCAACCAGGCGGCCGCCACACTGTTCGAGGGCAAGCAAGCCAAGAGCGCGAGCAAGGTAAAGGCTCTCAGCACCATACTAAGCGGAGCCGGGAACGCCGCCATGGCCGGGTCCCGGTTCAATAACGGTGGATGGTTCGGCATGGGCAACGCGGCCGGATACGGCGGCTACACGATGGCGGCTGAATAATGCCAATACTACCTGATCCCACAGCAATAAATCGCCTATCCGCGAACCCGAATACCAACGTTGCGAGCTACCGCCCGGGGCAGACCGGCGCCGCGCTGGAACACCTGGGCGGAGTGATCGCCACACAGGGCAATAACCTGCAATACGTGGTCGCCCGGCAACAGGACCACCTGGACAAGCTGAAGGTTCAGGACGCCATGAATAAGCTCGAAATGCACCTGCAAGATGCCGCCATAGGGGAGAACGGTTATAAGCGGGTACAGGGCGGCGACGTGTTGAACCCGGAATACCAGAAGCGATACCTGTCCCAGTTCGATACCGCCGCCAGCGGCTTGACTACGAACCTCACCCCGCAACAGAAAATGATGTTCGACCAGCATGCCAAGCAACAGAAGCTGCAGTTCCAGGCCGGGATCATGCAGCACGCCATGGGGCAGACTGCGGTATACGAGGAGCAGGTCTATAAAGACACACTGGTGAGCGCACAGAATGCGGCCGCAGCCAACTGGAACGATCCGAAAGCGGTAGAAACAGCACTGGTGCGTGCGAACGTCAACCTGGCCGACCGGCTGGACCGGCTCGGCTTAAGGGATCGCAATACCCGCGAAGTCCACCTGAAGGAAACCGAAGGCAGCGTGCATTCGGCCGTGATACTCGCGGCGTTGAATGCAGACAATGCGGGATACGCCAAGTCCTATTTCGAAGAGAACAAAGGGAACATGACACCGCAGCAACAGAAGACGATAGAAGGGCAAATCAAGCCGGCTACAGACTTCGCGCGCGGGCGGGATATCGGACTGGAAGCGTTCAGGATGCTGCAATCGGGAAAGAGCGGAACGGAAGTAGAAGCCTACATTGCAAAGAACGCGGAGACGCCGGGCATATACCAGCAATCCCAATCCATACTCGGCCAGTTCCAGCAAGCCGCGAAGGTGGACGATGCCAACGCCAAGGGAAACATAATCGAAAAGTTCTCCCTGGCAGGGGCGAACAACGCGGCAATGAACAAGATACTGAACAGCCCGGAGTACCGCGCGCTGACACCCGAACAACGCGGCCCACTGGCGGAATACATGCGCGGGCAAGCGCGGTCCACGAGCGAATTTTTCAGAGTGCAACAAGACCGCGCCAACGCGAAAAAGGCGGACGACCCCAAGGTGTTCGCCGCTTTCATGGATATCCTGGATTCGCCGGATTTCACCAGCATGACTCGCCAGCAGCTTTACGCTTTGTCGCCCACCATCGGGGCACCGCTGGTTAAACAATTATTGGCCGAACAGAAAAGCCGTATTGCAGGCGTGACTTCCGCCAAGATCGACCCGGACCTGATCAGCGCATCGATACCCGCGAGCGCGCAAGGCAACAAGGAGAAAACGCAAGCCTATAAAGGCATGGTGGAATCCCGCTTCCAGGAGTGGAAGGAGACGAACAAGGCGGCCCCGAACCTCGAGCAACAAAAGGAAATCCTGCGCAGCGCGAGCGAAGTTTATATCGAAGCCGGTCGGTTCTACGGAACCAACGAACGCGAAGCCTACGCACTGACACCGGGGCGGGCGTCTTATCCTGCGGCGTTTGCCGGACGGGCTGTGGCGGTTATCGGCAACGATCCGGCGAGATTGGCCGACGCTTGGGGATTCGTGAGCGGACTGCAGCAACTTGCCCGGATCAAGAAAATGAAGGTCATACCCACCGAAGCAGAAGCCCTGGCGGAGTA